GTATTAGTTGGTTGTGCCATTGTTTTTTACTTTCTTTGTTGAGATTTAAGATTAATCATATCCATTATAGCACTCTGGGCATCTTTAATGTTACCAGTTTTGCTTAATCGATTGATTTTATTTCTTATGCCTTCTCTACCAGATTGTGCTCTTGAACTACTTGTTCCTGCTTTAATAACCTTTGGTGCATTAGCTACCTTTTTTTGAACAACATTTTTTTTGTCTTTCAAACTTTGATAGTTCATTGCATCTTTTGCAACCATAAGAAATCTATGATCTGCAAGAGTTCCTATTTCCTGATCGTTAAAACCATAAGTACGTAATGTATTACGCATTCCAATTTTAAACTTATCAGCTTTACTTGGGTCACTATACTCAGGAATCTTTTGAGCTGCTAACTCTCTTTGAGCATCTAAGTAATCGCTGTATTGCTGTTGTTGTGCCATTTGAGCTTTAGTTTTCATTTCATTAATTTGATCTGATTGTTTTCTCAATTGGAAGTCTAACTTAGCAGCAGCTGTTGGATCTTCTTCGTACATACGTTGAAGATCTTTACTACCTGATTGCTGTCTGACATAACTGTCAGCAGTCGTTATAAGTTCATTAAGCTCTGATAGTCGAGTATCATAAGTTTGACGCAAACTATTCTTTTGGTTTTCAAGATCTCTCTTTTCTAAACCTAAAGTATGAGTTTTTTGTCTATAATCTGAGTCTCTAGAATAACCTGCTTTCAGCTCATCGAGGCTGACCTCTATCTCTTGACCATTAACTTTTAATCGGTGGAGATTGGGTTCCTCTTGTAATTCTGTTGTAGTTTCTTCTGTCTCAGTATTTTCAGTAACTTGTTCATTAGTTCCTTCAGACTCAGGTTGACTTTCTTGAACATCCTGTTGCTCAGGTTTTGTTTCTGATGGTTCTGCAGTTTTAGCTTCAGTTTTTTGTTCTTCCTTTTTAGGATTCAATAGTCCTGATATTTTATCAGCAGCACCTTGTACATTAGTACTTTCTGCCATAACGTTCCTTTCTTGTTGGTTGACGTATTTGAAGTTTCGTTAGATTAACTTCGTTTATTTAATTGGTCTAACTCTTGTTGAGTTAGTTTTCCACTGGTCATGATGCTTTGTAAATGACCTCTGATTTTGTCTACTAAATTGTAGGCTACCCAAAGGTAAGTGCGTTTATCATTCTCAGTGAATTTTGTATTAAAGATTTCCTGCTTATATAATTCCAGGAGATCTTCAAAAGCCTGTTTTAACAGGGGATCACTTAGTAGGCGTTCTGCCTGTTTGCCCTGTCGTATCTGTTTGTCCTTGTCCATTGTTTTGACTATCGTTAAAGAATTGCTGTTGACCTTTTACTATTTCTTTCATTAAATTGCCAGATGATTTTAAATCTTCTTGTTCAATCATAGATCTTCGTTTCAATTCTTGCTCATCTATTTTAGATCCATACTGAAGTTCTATTTCTTTAATTTTTAATTCAAAGTCAAGTAACTCTTGTCTCATTTGAGCTTCTATTCTTTTAATTTCTACTTCAGCTTTTAGCTGTGCTCTTTGGTTTTCACCTTGAACCTGAGCTAAAGTCACCTTCTCAAATTCAGTAGGTGGCTTAGGTGGAAGTTGAGGCATCTGAGCTGCTCCAACATCTGGATCCATAAAATATGGTTCTACACCATTTAGACCTGCATTATCAATAAGTTTCTTTAAGGTATTGTATATATTTCTTAAATTAACCATAGGACCAAATGCATTTTGTTGTAAGTTTATTGCTTGCATTTGTCTTTCTAAAATAGCATTAAGCATAATCAATTGTTGTTCTTTTGATCCTGTTCCTAATCCTACTTGGACAGTTACGTTAACTCTGTCTTTCCATTCGTAAGGTCTCATAGGAACATACTTTCCTCTGATTCTTACGATCTTTTCTTTTTGTTGATATTTACATACCAACTCAAACATTTTAAGGGCTAAATCTTTTACTCCAGTTTCAGCAAAGATACGAGCAATTAACTCCATTCTCATTTGTGATTGTGTTAAGATTTGGTTTTGCCCTGTAGCTGTCTTATTATTTAAAGTATCAGCATTTAACCCTTGTGAAGCTTTTGTTACTCCTGTTCTAGTTTCTTTAATAGAATCTAGATAAGATAACATGCCACTTGCTTGTTCTGTAATCGGTTGTGCTTGAATAGGCATCATAACATTTTGAGGTGGTTGTTTAGTTCTAACAATTCCTCCAGGACGATTAGTTAATAAATCATCCATAGCTACTTGCCCATCTTGTACTGCAACTCTGTTATTATTAGTTAGATACATATTATCTAACATTTGTCTCATAACAGTAGATTTAATTAATTGAATATCTTCTACTAATTCAGATACAGATCTGCCATAAAATCTATGAGGCATAATAACTGGTGTCATTGATACGAAAGGCATACTATCAACTTCTTCCATATCTAGTATATCAAAAGCACCATCTCCTGCTAAAAGAACTTTCATTAATTCAGATTTACCATCTTCGTTAATATCCATTCTAATATAACATTCGTGTACTAAAACTTCTGAACTAGCTCCTTTACCATCATCATCTCTATTACCTGTATCAACGTTTTGGTGTCTAACAAATGTATCTTCTCTAGTATAATCTGAATTACCTGATGGTAATGTCATAACTAAATCTTTATCATAACCCATTTCAACTAATTCTGATCTAGTCTTTCTAGTTCTATGAGCTACAAAATTTGCAGAATCAATATCTTTACATCTTCTTTCAATTAGAAATTCTTCAGGTGGTACAGGTTCAATTCTTACTTGACCATATAATGTTGTTCTTTCTATTACACAATCATGATAATTAATTTTATCTAATTCTTTACCTTCATCATCTAAAATTGGTTCTTCAAATTCTGTGTGATTTTTAACTCTTACTTCTGGATCTGCAATAAGATCTGCAAACTCATCATCTGTTAATCTTTTATATTGTTCTCTTTCAGTCTTATTAGCATCATCCCAATAAACTTTTAATATTCCATTCTTTTGGATTAATGCATCTTTAAATGCTGTATATAATGCTAGAAAGCCTTTGTTCTCTTTATAAAAAATATAATTTAAATAATCAGAACATTGTCTAGCCATTTCATCATCTTCAGGTCCTACACCTTCTGTATGAAAAACGTTATCTCCTTGTGTGAATATTCTCATCAAGGATGGCATTAAACTTTCTACTGTATCTAAAACATCATTAGAAACAACTTGAGAACGCCCTTCTTGTTCATTACCAAGAGGCATTCCTAAATAATATTCTAATGATTTCTTTCTTCTTGAAACTAATTCTCCACCAACAAATCCTGATGCATTACTAATCTCTCTATTTAAAACTGATAATATTTCTTGTTTTGATTTCATACTATGTATCTTGTATCTACTCTAATTGGTTTATTCCATTTTGTTGTATCAATTGGATTATGTACGCATCCATACCTAAAAGCATCTGCTGCGTGTGAACACCAATCGTGTAAAGGTTTATTTTTAAACACTTGGTTTTTATCATCCCATTGTTTTCGATATTGTCTTAAAGCATCCAATCCTGTTTTGCAACGAGATCTATCAAAATAACAATGTGGTAGATAGTTTCTCACAGATTCTATTCCATGATCTACTTCTAATTTAGGAGCAACTTCAAAATCTATTCCTAACTCATTTGCTACTTCCATTCTAGATTTTCCTGTTCCTAATTCTCTAGCCATTATATCGTGAGGTGCAACATGTCGACTATATGAGTATCCTTTATCTTCTAGGACATCTGCATAATGAGCTAATGATTCTCCTGAAGTTTCGTAATAATCTACAACATGTATTTCATTACCAACTCTTTGTACGAACCAAATGGCAGTCGAATCTCCGATCCCCAAATCCCACCATGTTTCCACACCTACATTAGTATCCACAGGCACGACTCCGACATTCCCATCTTTGTCGAGTTTAGTTATTATTCTTCCATAATAACTGCCAGAGACTGCTGCAGTAAAAGAACATTCGAACTCCTGCTCGTATTGTTCTTCAGTCATAATAGCACGTGCCTGTGCCAGCTCCTCAACTGGAATCACTTTGGTTTCTGAAGCTCTATATAACTTTGCATACCAATCTTTATGTCCTCTTTGTGCAAAGTCGTATATTTCCCAGAATTGATTATGCCCCATTGGTGTTCCGATAAATAATACCCATCCTAATTTATCAGATACTGCTGGACGAATAATTTCAGTCCAAACTCTTGGCGACATAATTGCATATTCATCCATTACTACTGCATCAAATCCCATACCTCGGATTGAATCAGGATGATCTGCACCAAATATTTGAATACGTGATCCATTAAAGAGATCTATTCTTAACTCAGTCTCATTTCTTCCACCACCTAAATAAGATAATGGTTTTGTATAATATTTTAAATATTCCCAAGCAATTGCTTTACCTTGTCTATAAGTTGGAGCTATAAATGCACATAAACTTCTAGGTTTAGCTGTTGCTGTTTTAATTAATTCATTTATTGAAAGTACACTTTTCCCAAATCGTCTATGACAAACTAGAACATTAAAACGTTTTCTGTTCTTGTGTACTTCTTCTTGATACGCCCTTGGTTTATAAGGAATTAGTATCTTTCTAATCTTTTTGCCATTCGACTTTGATTTCGATTGGTTCATCGGTTCCTAATTTCGTTGTTGAAGATGCTAACCTTGGATGAATGTAAGGTGCAGCTTTTTCTGCTGCGTACATTTTCCTATCAGGTGAACTCATTGGATTGTTTAACACAGATAATAGATAATCCAAAGGAGAAACATTATATTTCTCTGCTAATTCTATTAAACCTTTCCATGGTTTTTTGCTTTTGGAACCTAAAGGTCTACCTGCACCTTCTCTTTTACCACCATGTTGTGGTTCTGTAGATTTATCTACTTCATTTTCAAATGTTTTATCTTCTTCAACCATTAGCCTAACCACTTACCTCTTGACATTATTAGTTTTCCAGCTGTTGGACCAGAACCCCAAACTCGTTTTTTGCCTCTTTTGTACTTATCGAAGGGTCTAGAAGCAGCATAACTTACTGCTGCTGTTAAAATAGGTCGTCTCCAGGCAAATTTAACTACTCTTTTACCTATTCCCCACGCTGTTTTTAGAGCTGTTCGCTCTGTTAACGCTGGAGTAGTCCAAGATTTTAAACCTTTAAACATAGATTTTTTAGCCATTAATATTTTACCTTCTTACCCTTTTTTTTTGCGTATTTTTTAGCTGCAGCTTTACCTTTTTTAGTATAACTGAACTTTTTTTTACCTACTTTAGGCATTATTAACCTCTTTTTTTATTTTTATTTTTAGCTGCTGAATAACCTACAGCTCCACCACCAACGCCAGCCATAATACCGATACCAGTTTTAGTAGTTAGCTTCTTACCAACATCTCTCATGCTCATTGCTGACATTTCAGACATAGCGTGGGATGCTTTTCTGTAAGAATCTGATCTATGAAATTTTTCAAATGCGTCTAAAGACTTCGCTTTAACTTGTCCAGGAGCAGCTTTCGATGCTTCCCAAGATTTTTTAGCGACTTTAGAACCCCATTGACCAACTTCTTTCATTATTTTCATCATTGTAATAGTCCTTGTCTAGCAGCATCTCTTGATGTAGGCATAGGCATAGATCCACCTCTAGGTTGACCCATTGCTGCCATTTGAGGATTCATTGATTGCTGCTGTTCCAATAAACCCTGTCTTTGTCTTTGTATTTCAGGCATTAATTTTGCTTGAATTATCAAAGCTAGTTGTTCACCTTCTTCAGGTGACAATTTTATAATTTTGTCTGCTAATTTTTCTAAACCTTTACTTGCCATTAATTATCTCCAAATAAACTTGAAGCTCCTATACCACCATATATTCCTGCTTTTGCTAGTTTGCTTCTTGTTTTTTTTCCTTTTGTATTAATTTTAGTCCAAACATCTTCCATTCCAGTCATTCCATATTTACTTTTAGGAAACATTGGTCTTGTTTCTCCGAATGTAGGTCTTTTTATTAAATGTTTAAATTGCGATCCATGTGGACTTACAACTTTTTTGTAAAATTTTGCGTGCCTTTTAGTTTCGGATATAGCTGTATCAGCTGATCCTTTAGCCATTAAATAAGATCTTTTGCTAAATTTTTTGGGATTTTTAACTATCTTTGCTGTTCCCCTATATAATTTAGTACCAGTTCTTAAAGCTACTCTACTTCCTATTCGAGCTGCTGTTCCTAATGCTGCTAGTAATGCTGCTGCTGGTAAAGGCATTATACTATCCAGAACTT